CACCGCTTGCCAGTCCAGTGCCGCCGCGCGGAACGGAAAGCTGACCGGTCCATCCAAGCGTCAGTGATGTGGCTCGCAAGAGCGCCGTCGCAGGCGTGCCTCCGAGCGTTAAGGTGACGTTGGCATCGTCAGTCTTGGTTAGGGCTGATCCGGTTATGTCGCTCCCGGAAATCGTTGCCCAGGACGGCGCTTGAGACGCTGCGCCGGTTCCCGTCTGGCTTAGGTATTGTTTGGCGGTCGTGATATTTCCGGAGAGCTTGGAAAGTACATTTGTTGCGGATGCGTAGAGCGTATCACCGACCGCATAAGACCCGGTTCCCGTTCCTCCGCGAGTTGCGGCCAGAGTCCCGGTCCATCCGAGTGTAAGAGATGCAGCATTGACAAGAGAGGTGGCGGCATTTCCTCCAAGGGTCAACGTAACATTGGTATCGTTGGTCCTCGTAAGAGCTGCGCCCGCGCTTGCAATGTCGGCATTGACGAGAGTGCGAAACGTCGGGGCTGCATCACCTCCAGCAGTAGGTCCTGCGAAAAGCTTATTGGCGCTCTGAACAATGAGAGCCCCCGTCAGCGTCCCGGAGGATGTGACCGGAGAGCCTGAAACCGAGAATAGGGTGGCCGGAAGAGAGAGCCCTACGCTGGTGACACTTCCTGCGGTGTTTGGGACCCACTGAGGATCCGCATTGGGGCCTTGCGTCGAGAGAACATATCCTGACGTACCAGGCCCTAATCCATCCCACTCTGTTGCGCCACGAAAGAGAACTGATCCTTGGACGTTTGTGATGCTATCGAGAGACCCTTGAACTCCGGTCAAGGTTTGGATATTCACCCGTTCGGTCGCATTCGTGGCTGTACTTGCTGCTGGAAACCAAAAAGTATTGTCCACCCCGATCGCGACGGGGAGGTTTAAAATCGGCGTGGTTGCCATCAGCCTTCCTTACTCGGTCTCTGAGTTCGGCGGGTTCGGCCCCCGGTTCGGATCGGGCGGAACTTCGGAAAAGTTTTGAGACGCATCATCCACGACGATGTTCACGCCATTCTGTGTGACGATGGGATCGAGATCTTGAGTCGAGAGATAATCGACCTCATCCAGCATGTAGGGCTCTGGCCGTGCGTTTCTGGTGGGCACCGGATCTGCTGGAAGGGGAATGTTCTGGAATTGGTAATTCAGCGCGTCGGTGCAGAGCTCGCACACGCGAAACCCGGTGTTGATGGTCGTCAGGCCGTTGACCTCGAACTGCCAGTGAAGGTCACGAAGATTGTAGAGCGCGCCACACCGATCGCAGATGCCCCAGGCCTGCGGATTTTCCTCGTCAAGCCGAGCGCGGCCGTGCGGACGCCGGTACATCAGGTGAGAACCACCTGCAGAGACCCAATACCAAACGCCGCTCCGTTATAGAGAACGATCGTTTGAGGCGTGAACAAAGGGCCGCTCGCAATCAAGTTCCCTCCAGTCACGGAATCAAACACCGCCAGATACGAAACGTCGACGCTGGCGATGGCGCTTCCGGTAAATGACAGTTCTGATGTGTTCGACGTGATGTTGTTGACGGCGGGCCCAAATGACGACCCGGCATTGATGCGACTAAGCGAGCCCGTGATTTGTTCAAGCACGCTCGTTCCGTCGGTCAGCGGATCACCGAGATAAAGATCGAGATAGAAGGCGCCGGGGATCGACGAGTCGTCGTAGGCGATTTCCGCTAGAAGGTTCTGAACTGGTCCCCGTTCATCGACCGAATAGTATTCGGGACGCGCATTGAATACCGGCGCCGGGTCAGGCGGTAGAATGGTTGCCGTAAGTTGCGGTTGAAGTTCATCAAGGCAGCGAGAGCAGACGAGTATTCCGAGATTGACCGTTCCGACGCCGGCGTATTGCCACTGCCAGTTCAGATTCTCCAAATTGTAGAGAAATCCGCACCGGTCGCACACTCCGAAGCTTCGGGGATTGCTGGTGTCGACCTCCGCGCGGCCGTGAGGTCTCCAAGGCACTTACGATGTCCTCGGCTGCAACTGCGTGGGTGGCAAGAACTCGAATTTCAAACCGCCTGCCTTTCCGCCCCTTCTTATTGCCTCCGTGACACTGGTTACCGTCGTTCCAATTGCTGCTGCTGCTTTGCTTAAGCTTTCGAATTCATCTCCGGTATCTATGCATCGAACTGGCTTACGGTTGGCGGCTTGGGCTCTTTTCAGTCCAGCCAAAACTGCAACCTTATGCGCGTAATTTTGTTCGGCAGTCCTCGGCATACGCTCAACAGGAGCATCACTATCAGCAAACATAAAGCTAAGCCCACTGAGAGTTTTACCGCCTTTTCTACAGATATTTGAAACCGTCATAAACGAAATATCATAAGCGCGTGCCGCGGAAGCTCCAGACGCGTACCTGTTTCCATCATTCAAACACACAACGGGACGAGATCGAGCCGTATTTGACATACGACGGAGCGCCCAAACGGATTCATTCTCTCCAATGATGATATTGTATTCCGGCTTCAGCCTACAAACCAGATCTGCTTCGGCACGCCACAATTCGTCAGGCGTTTCACACTCTTTGAGGACAGACCATTCGAACCCATTGATGCCATATTTCCTTATGGCCCGAACGAATAGCTTGCAGCCTTTATCCTTTTTTGCATCCCACGCGTGCTGTTCTTTTCGATTTAAGAGTCCTCGCGTAGTCGCTCCAATATACCTTTTCCCATTCTCTTTATTCGTCGCAATATAGACAACGTTCTGAAAAAAATGTTTCCGTCTTCTCATGGCGATATCATATCATAATCCGGAATTTTTTCACCATCTGAATGACTATCTATTCCCATAATACGTACCTAAACTTGGATATATAAACAGAGGCACGTATTCGATGTCTTCTTTCGCAGCGAGCATCCATGCTCGTTCAGCGTCGGCTTTCCTTTTGTCTTCGAAGTCGGGCCGATAGATCGCAGCCAATCTTGCCGCCAGCGCCGACGTGAACGCATCCATCCAGCGATAGGGAAAATTCGGTGTCACGCCATTCGGAAGTTTTGAGTCTTCCGGCTGTGAGAGGATTTGAAGATTGAGAACGTAGTTTGCTGAGCCGTCCGGCACCTGCCACATCGTGATCTGTGGCGTGATTTGACGGTTGTACCAGTACGTCGTCGGGCTCGCCTGCGTGCTTTTATCTGGCAGAGCGGCGTATTCGTAGGTCGAAATAGGATTGAGGATGCGATCATAACTCGTCGACGAACCGACCGGCGTGACCGTGATATAGACCGCCATAGGAGAGATCATGCGTGCGGGTAACGTGTAGGTCGCCTGCCCCTGAACGAGATTGACGGTATAAAGCTCGGACTTCCAGAGGTTCGGTTGGCGGTTTGAAAACTCCACCTGAACCAGATTGGATTCGGTCGCAGCATCCGCCAAATGCTGCTGCGTGAGTTCTGTGCGCCTGATCCCGATCCGGCCAAACGCATTGAGCGTCAGATCACCAATCGACGGTGACCAAGCATACGTACCGCTTGAGCCCGTCACGTCAGATAAACCTGTCTGAAGACGGTCGACACCGAGCCGGTTCCGCTATTGAGAAGAACGCGAGCAAAGATCGGCGCAATCGGATACGTTCCGAACTTCGTTGCGGTCTGTCCTACGAGGTTCGACGTGTCTGGGGAGTCCAGCCAGACGACGTTTGCCGGTGCGACCGGATTGGCGCTGTCGTTCGGGTCCTGCATTGTCTGCTGGACGGTATAATTGACCGTTCCCGTGACCGTGGCCTGCACGGCAATCTGAGCGTTCGCGGCGTAGTCGTCGAACCGCACCCACGGCGACGCGGCGACGCCATTCGTTCCAACAGTCACGGTGTCCGTTGTTGCTCCGGACGTGACAACGCTGGACACGGTCTTGTAGTCGAGAACCGATGATGCGGCGGCAATTGCCTTGCCTGCAACGACTTCCGAAATCGGATAACCTGAAGCATCCGTTCCTGAGATTGTGAATGTAATACCCGTTTCGTCGCCAGTCGACGTGATGATGACACGGCGCGCATGATCGAGGACCGCAAGGCCACCTGCGCCAACCGTAACCGCTGCCGCTGATGCGCCAGAGATGTGAATTTTGCTGATCGTGTAGTACGAGTTCACGCTCGATACGACGGATGCGTTTGCGCCCGTGATCGTTTCCGTGACCGCGAACGGTCCACCGACGGTGCCATAAGCTTGCCCCGTGACCGTGAACGTGACGCCGGAGTCGTCTCCAGCGGATGTGATGTAAATCTTGCGCCCATAGAGATAGGCCACGCCGCCAGAAGCCAGTGTTCCGTTGAGCGTCAAGTCACGCGCGGAGCCCGGGCTTTGCGACTGCGCGACGTTGTTCGCCGTCTGACCGTTGGTCAAGGCTCCGTTCAGAACAAGAGGCTGCGCACCGGCTGCGATCTGTGACGCGCTGATGCCGTCTGCATCGGCATTGGAAAGATTGCCGACGCGCACCGTGATAGGCTGGGCCATTGAATCCAATCCCGTGTTTCTAGGAATTGCCGGGCGGAGCATCCCCAAACCGCCCGGCTACGCGAAACAGTCAGTGCCTCTTTGCGGCAGAGGATAGCGGAGCAAGATCGGCTCCAACTCTTCCGCCGAGCTTTCGGCCAGGACGATCGAGACGCATGCGCGCCTTGAACCCCTGAACCGGAGGCATCTCGTTGTCGTCTTTCTCTGCCGCTTTATCGACCATCGTCTCTGGCCCGTTGAACTTGGGCTTTTGACCTTTGGGCGACCCCATCGGAGAGTAGAACGTTCTGCTGCCTTTCCGACCCTTCATGGATCACCTCAGCCGTTGGCGGTGCGCTGTTTTGCGACCATGAAGTAATCGGTCGACAACGTTGCGCCCGTCCCCTGGCTCGTTCCGTTGAGCGCACCCAACGTCAGAGCCAGAGCGGTCGAGGTTGCAGGAACGTTGGTAAGTGGGATCGTTCCTGCATAGACATCATTGAAGAACAGACGGAAAAGACCGGAGTTGGCCGAGTAGTGGAAGCCAACCGTAACGTAAGTGTTGTTTGCCAACGTGCCGACATTTGCGGCCGTAGCCGTGCTAGTGTTCACGGCCTTGAACTGCAGCGTCGTCGATGCTGCAGCCTTGATCCAGAAAAGACCATTGGCGTCGTCCAAAGGCGTCGTGTCCACGGCAGCCATGCCAAGGATCAGCGAACACTTGGTCGCTTCGCTGATCTTGAACCGGGCCTTGCACCACATGCTGAGAGCCGGATCGAACGTAAACGTTCCGAGCACGGTTCCCGTGTTTCCACCCCACTGAAGAAAGGTGGAATGCGCATCGGTGTTGTCGTTGGCGATCGAGAGAATACCGCCATCGGCACTTGTGCAGGACACCGTTCCAGGCGTTGCCCCGGAGATCACAAAATCTCCGGGGATCGACACGGCCGGCGTCGTCGCAACCGCATAGGGCGCGACGTAAGAGTCGAAATCCCGAAAGAACAGATGAACTGAACTCGGGTCCGGCATGACGAACGAACCGAGAGTGGATTGCTCCAGGACGTTCGTTACGCCATCGGGAAAGTTGGTCGATGTCATGGGAAGCTCCTGTTAAGCCGAGGGATAGCTTCCGTATGCACAACGCCAGTCATTGTAGGTCGGGACGTACCGCTCATAGCCTTTGACAAGCAGGTTGTCGGTCGTGAAATCGACCTGCATGTCGGTCTCGAAGGCGATACGCTTCATCGTGAGCAACGAGTCTTTCGCCGTGTTCGTCAAAACGAACCAGGCATTCGCGCTCGTGAGATAATCCCAGATGACCAGCTTCGGCTTCTCGCCATCCATAGACTGAATGACGTTGATGTCGTTGTTGGCCGTACCGGGACGAAGCTCGGTTTCGATAAGGCGTTTCGCCGTCGGCTGAAGCGACGGAGGAACGACGAGCTGCTGACCGCGCCCCTTGATCTTTAATCCCCGTTCATCCACCCAGTTCGTGCGGATGTTGATGAGAGCCTGAAGGTAAGAGGACTCGTTCAACTGCAGCGGGGTCGTGAAGGTGTTCGCAACTGAGCCACCGTCAACAGGGTGCGCCGTCGAGAACAGCGGCTGGCCATCGCCACCAATCCCCGGAATGACAGTCGTACCGTTGTTGAAGATATCCGAGTGCTGGTATTCCTTGAACTCCTTGAAGGAATTCAAGAGTCCCAGAGCCTGCGGCTTGAACTCGGATTTGTAGAGGTTGTCGTCGATCGCCATGCGGGTGATCGCGTACATCAAGCCGACTTCGAACGACTCGGCGTTATAGACATATCGTTCACCGGCATTGTTGTCGGAGAACGTCTGGCCACCTTCGTTCTTGAACTGTGCGTATCCGAGGTAGGCCATCTGCACCTTGCGCTCGACGGTCATCGTCGATTTGCGCTCTGTGAAGATCTTGGAATACTGGTTCTCGATCCGATCGTATTCACCCTCTACCGCGTAGAGGCCGGGCTTAAGCAGGTCCCGGATGCTCGTAAGTGAGACTGGCATTGGGGCTGCTCCTTAGATCCCGGTTTCCTGATAGATGTTCGCCTGCACCACAACGTAGTTGTAGGCCGACGACGTGTCGGAGCCGTTTCCGACCCCGCGCCAGATATCGACAATCCGGAACGGTTTCGTTGCTTCGGTGCCGAACGTGTTGATGTCGAGATAAGCGGTCGAGAAGCCGTTGTTCGTGTTCCCGGAGCCCAAAGCAACGTCAGCCGTCTGACCGACCGAAGCCTGAGTGACCGCAACAGCCGTGGTGTTCGAGTTCGCCGTTTGAACCAGGAAGTACGGAGGCACAGCCGTGTTGATCGGCTCGATGTAAGCCTTCACGGTTGCATTCGTCGCAACGTCGCCACCGCCCCAATAGTTCGGGAAGATGGGCTGCTTGTTTGAAAGCGAGTAGTATTCGCAGCCCCGGAAGATACCGGCCAACTGCGAAACACCCGTACCGGGGTCCCACTGCTCGATCAGGCCTGAGCCATTGAGCATCACGGGATCGCCGTAGAAGATTTTGTCGGTGTTCGAGTAAAGAATGTAGGCGGTGCGCAGAGGATAAGTCGGCGCCGCACCATCAGCGCCGCCATAGGACTGCAAGCCCTGCGGAGCAAAGGTATTTGCCATGTGAGTGATCCGTAGAGAAGGCCGACTGACCCGTCAGTGCTGGCCGTGGATTGAGATCAGAACACCTTCTGATCGGTTGCTGTCTCTTTAGGTCCCCGACCCTGAGACGCTGGCCACAGCCTGCGGCCTAATCAATACGTTGATGTCCGTTCTACGAGTGATTTGCTCGCGGTTCAAGTGTTGGACAGGCGTTGTCCTCACCCTCCCCTCGATCAATCGTCGAGCGACACTTCGTATTTCGGACGCGGCGCATCATCGACGTGCACCATCGAGGTGCGCACGAATGTGTTGTTGCGAACGTGCGGGCTGTTGCTCTTGTCCGCGCCTTCAAATCCCGGAGCCGTCGGCGCAAACCCAAACTGCCGCCGTGATCCGTTCACCTGTTCGTCCGCTGCGATCTTGTCTTCAAGTCGCGCTTCGTCCGAGAGTTCGACAGGGCGTTCTTCAAGGATCAATCCGCCGATAACAATGTCACCTTTGGAGCCGGGCGGAAGAAACACGCCATCATGACGGTCGGCGGGAACGGGACGCCATCCTGCATTGTACATGCGGGCGCGCTCGCTGCGGTTTTCCTTTTCCAGAACGCTCCAGACGTTCCACTGATATTCAAAACCTTCCTCAGCCAGTTTGGCGCGGATGGCGTCAGGAATGAAATACGGATCGGAGCTACTGGTGCGAACGCGACGGATCGGCTTGTTGTCTCGGTCCAGAGCCACACCACGTCCAAGAGACTGAGCGGGCGCAGGAGTAGGACGACCGACATTCGTCTGACGGCCTTTCGTTGCTACGGTCATGGGGATTGTCCTCAATGATTAAGATATTTGCCGTCTTTTTCGGCCTTGGCGAGCCACGGTGCGTACTGGTCCGGTGTCATGCCGAGCGATTCCGCAACCTCAACCTGCTCCCGAGACAA